GAGGCGCTGGCCTTTGAGAATTATACTCTACAAAAAGTTGAAGATGCGCCCTGGCTTAATGATGGAAAGGAAAAGCGCCGCCTCACTGACCTAATACACCTTTGGTTTGATCGTCACGGCATTACCCTTCGTGATGGTGAGAAGCGTAAAAGCTCTATGCTATGGGCGAGCGAATGCATGGGCTCGCCACTGGCCGTAGAATTTAGCGCACAGCTTTTCACAACTTATCGAGCCAAAAGGCTTGAAGGTCATTTTGCACGAACTAAGCGCATTAGCCGCGTGTCTGCTCGCACTATGAATCTTGAGCATGCGTATTTTTTAGCCGTGTTCAATGAACTCAAAAGGCTTGGCGAATGGTCAGCCCCTAACCCACTGGAAAACGTAAGACAGTTTCGCACCGATGAAAGCGAAATGGCATTCCTTACAGAAGAACAGATAGAGCTGCTTTTGCTTGAGTGTCGCAATAGTTCTGCACAAGACTTAGAGATGATTGTAAAAATCTGCCTGGCAACAGGCGCTAGATGGAGTGAAGCTGAAAGCCTTAGGCGTGCACAGATAATGGCAGGCAAAGTCACTTTCACAAAAACGAAGGGAAAACGAAACCGCACGATTCCTTTGGATCCCGAACTAATTGCAGAGTTACCAAAGCGAAACGGCGCACTGTTTACACCTTGCTATTATGCATTCCGGAATGCCCTTGACCGAGCAGGTATAGAGTTGCCCGCAGGCCAGCTTACTCATGTGTTGCGACATACCTTTGCATCACATTTTATGATGAATGGGGGTAACATCCTCGTGCTACAAAAAATACTCGGACATACCGATATTAAGATGACTATGCGCTATGCTCATTTTGCGCCAAACCACTTAGAAGAAGCCTTGAGACTTAACCCTCTCAAGTGTCGCAAAACTGTCGCACAAGCTTAGTATTATTGCCCTATATAGGCCTATATTGATTTTCCAACTATCTGTTTTTGAACCAAGTTATTGTTTTTTGGTTGGTTGTTATGGTTCTCATAATCGCTTGGTCGCTGGTTCAAACCCAGCAGGGGCCACCAGATACAGCACGGGCTGGAGAGAAATCTCCAGCCCTTTTTCTTTTTTGGGATACTCCCAACAGCTAATCGTAAAGCCATCGTCCAGCTCTCTCTGACTCAATAAGCATTCTTACGGTCAGCGGATCTGGTGGGGTGCGATCTGTTTTCAGCTTTGCCGGCAAAAGAAAATTAGGTAGGAAAGGAATACCGACCGGAGGGTAATACTTCAGCCAGTCAATACTGCTGCAATCCACTCCATAACGTTCAGAAAAGCGCTCCATCATTGCAAAAACATCTTCGAAAACAGTCATCGAATCTCCGGATGTAAGGGAGTCATCAATCCCAAGCCTGTTTGCCGAAAGTTCATCCCTAACGAACTGTAAAATTTCTGACTCTTTATCGCCATTCATACCCGATGCTCCGGTTCTACGATGAGATTAAAACGCCATATGCTGTTCCGAGTGATCATAATCAGGTCGTAATGCAATGATAATCATACCCTCCCATGAATACAGTTGCATCTGGGTCACCAGATCCTTACCAGCACTGGCACCACTCAGCATCACGAAAATTACGTAACGCATGCAAAATGATGCAGTAAATGCATACAGCCAGCTAAAGGGAGGTGTCTCATATTATAGAAGCGCGTTAATTAGTGCTTCTCACGCGTTAAAGCACGATAAATTTTACCCACTACATACACGACCAGGATCCCGAATAATATCGATGAAACCGCAAAAAAAACCATCGACGAGAGGAAGGGACTGAACAAACCGCCAAGGCTCGTAAAATCGCTAAGCCTGGCAAGATTGTCATTGGGAACCTTTCTTAATATAATCTCAGGAATTATTAGGAATGAAATAATTGCCGCCGTAACGTAAATGAGTGTTTTTCGACTTTTTTTCATCTTCAACCTTGCTCCTGTGAGCGACCATGCTCAATCATTAGCCATCAATGTTACAACAAGGCATCTCGAAATGGCACAAAACTATCTTAAGTGGAAATTAGAAACAGACAGAAATATGGCTATAGCTGTAACAAAGGCTTTAAGAAAGATTCATGAAGGCCAACTGATCATAATTAGTTCTGCCATGAAATGATATCGTCCAGACCTGAGAGCAGGCCAGGAAAATAGCTCTCATCAATATCGAAGGAATCCTCAAGCGTAATACTGTCAGCCTGGTTCTCAGGCTTCAGGACCATGCTGACGCCAGCAGTACCGGAAAAATTTGCCTGGTGAAACTTAAGAGCTACCTGATCGAATGCCGAGGTTAAATTAATATCCTTAAATTTCATCCCATTTTTTATGGCCTGATGGAAACCATACATATCATTCCTGGACTGCTGCAACTGCCCGACAAAAAACTCTGCTGCAAATTCAGTTTTTAAGGCAGGAACTGAGAATTCAACCCATACCATAATACGGCTATAGGCTGGCTCCTCGGACTCAGTCAGCCTTTCATAGGGCGTTAATTTAAGATGTCTGTTACCACTTGTGATATTTATCATCACTCCCCCTTTACGACATGTACTGAAAATGCATGATAGTGCAGTCAGCCTCCCTAACCAAAGCCCCAGGGCATCCAGCTAACTTCATCCACGTACTTTCGAACCAGATAAAAGAGCCTACAGCAAAAATGACAGCCAGAAAGGTAACGGCTTCCTTAAGTGCGTGGGATATTAACATTTTTGCAAGTTTCACTTCCGGTTATCCCCTAAAATGATCTTTACCCGGTGAAGTGTTCCCGATCCTGATGACCATCGCTACCCATGGAGCTCGTATGTCCCTAACCAGTCTCAACAACCCCTTAATCATTGCCTCGGTGGAAGTACCTGATGGTCAAGGGCATATTGGCATGACAATTTGTCCGGGAAAACATCAGCAAAATGCTTTGTCAGGACAGTTTCAGCGAGACCTCGCGCTTGACCTGGATTTTATAAAATCCTGGGGAGCCTCTGCCGTAGTAAGCC